GATAGATGAAAGCGGACAATTTAGATATGCAATTGTGCCACCTGATCAGATAACCCCAATATACTCTACTGACCTAAACCGTAAGCTAGTGGCTCTGAGACGTTCATATAAAGAACTAAATCCAAACACAGCGAAATATTCCTGGGTTCATGAATATTGGGACGAACAGACGGTTACAGCTTTCAAATCAGCAGACGAACAGTTTACTGATCTGGAGCCATTGGATAATCGGTTTACCATTTATGATGCAGCAACTGGAGCTGAAACAGGTACATCAAGCGTCAACCATCATGGTCTAGGTAGAATTCCGTTTATTGCCTTTCCTAAAAACAAAGAAAAACAGCCTGATTTATATCACTATAAAGGTCTGATAGATGTCTATGACAAAATTTATAATGGGTATGTTAATGATCTAGATGATATTCAACAAATATTCTTGATCCTGAAAAATTATGACGGACAGAGTTTAGATGAATTCAAGAAAAATCTACAAAGAGACAAAGCCATCAAAATAAGAAGTATGGGTTCTGGCGATGACTCAGGCGTAGATCAATTAGCAATTGATATTCCGACCGAAGCCAGAAATTCAATGCTTGAGACAACTAAGACTAACATCTTTGTACACGCCCAGGGTATCGATCCAACGGACTTTAAAACAAACAATGCCACAGGAACAGCCATTAAGATGCTTTATTCACACCTTGAGTTAAAAGCTGCAAAGACGGAAGCTTATTTCAGAGATGCTTTAACAGAGCTAGTTCGGGCAATCATGAACTGGCTACACGTACCAGATGCTGATAGTCGACCAATTGAGCAAACATGGACAAGAACTGCAATTCAAAATGACGTTGAAAAAGCCCAAGTGGTCAGTCAACTAGCTAACTGGACTAGCAAAGAGGCAATAGCAAAAGCTAACCCAATAGTTGAAGATTGGCAACAGGAACTGAAAGACCAACAGGATGATTTAAAGGAACGAACTGATCAATTTAGCAACCCTGACAACCTAAACGGCGGTGACAATAATGACGACGAAAAGGGAAGTTAATTATTGGAAACGTCGTTTTTTGTATGAGAAACAGCAACAATTGCAAAATACTGCTGAATATGAAACGGCAATGCGTGCCAGATTTAAAGAAGTCGAGCAGGTATTAGAGCAGGAAGTTGACTATTGGCTTAAACGATATGCTGCTAATCAGGAAATTACTATTAAAGATGCTCGTAAGATACTGTCAACAATCGGTACTCGTGACTGGCACATGACTTTAAAAGAGTTCAAAGCTAAGGCTAAAGCTGGCGGTTTTGATAAAGAATTAGACGCTGAGTATTTTCAAAGTCAGTTGTCACGTTTGGAGAACATAGACGAGCAATTAACTAGCCTGTTGTCTCAATACGCTACCTCAGAGACCGATAAAATGGAAAAAAGTCTATCTAACCAGTTTCAGCAGACATACATGCACAGCATTTATTTGACGCAAATAGAACAGGCTAAATTATCCAGTAGCTTTGCTAACGTAAACGAGTATCAGGTAAAAGCAATTGTGCATAAGCCATGGCGTGGGAGTGATTTTTCAAAACGTATATGGAAAAACTATACAGAGATATTGCCGAATGAGTTAGGTGATGCACTGTTACGTGGTTCTGTTTTAGGTCATTCCAACGAACAAATATTTAAGATGATGCGGCAGAGGCTTAAAGACGTTGAAGACTATCAACTGCATAGGCTTGTCATCACAGAGATGGGACACGTAGCTGAAACTGCAACAGCTGATGCTTACAAAGAAGAAGGAGTTGAGCAATACCAATATCTAGCAACACTAGAAGCACATACGTGTGAGGAGTGCGCTCACTTGGATCAAACGGTCTTCGATTTGAAAGATAAGGTTGAAGGTTTGAACTATCCGTTAATACATCCATATTGTAGATGTACCACGATGCCATATATTAAAGGCTTACCTAATAGCTCTGAAAGATGGACACGTAACCCTGAAACTTGTAAGGGTGAATATGTTGAAAACATGACCTTTAACGAGTGGAAGAAACAGTACGTGGATGAGCCTAGATACAGGAAAATTAAAGCTTTGCTTGGCGAATATGCACCTGATAAAAGAGAATATGACATTCTTAGCAAAAATTCTAAGGATTATAAACTACTTGAAAATGATCTAAAAGTAGTTAATTATATAAACAATTCGGAAAGAGAACACGTTAGTGAAAATGACCGTAGAATTGCTCAAGAAGCGTATTTTTCATTTAAAGAAAATGGTATTAGATTGACTGGACATGCTGCCTTGCAATATTCTTCTCGTATAAAACAAAAGAAAACAGGAAAGTTTTTGTTTAACTTTCAAACTATTCAAAGAATAGATAAGCTTCCTGCTAATTTTATTGATACACGTAATTCACGCCTAATATCATATTATGATAAAATGGCCTTAATAAAAGAGCCTGAAACAGGAGAAATAGTAACTATTATTAGACAACGTAAACCAGGAAAGAAGTGGAATAAAATTGAAAAAAAGTGAAAAAGAAGCAATTAATGTCTTAAAAAAAGCATTTAATACTAAAGAACTATATATGTATACATTCACTATTCAAGATTATTTTGCAGATGAAACGGATCAACTAGCAATAGATAATCCTAAAATGGAAGATTATTTAAATGATGTTATTCCTGAGTTTACGGAAGCATACGATGAGACAAAAAAAGACATATGGCTAAATGATTTGAAAAAGATTATTAAAAAAGCAGAATTATTGATATAAAAATAAAGCAGCTTAATTGCTGCTTTTTATTTTGCCCTGAGCATGGCGTAAAAAGGCTTATTTTTTATACCTTGATTTGTGGTCGCCCCACGTAAAAAAAGCGAGAGAGGAAACAAATATGAAACGTGAAGAACTAAAAAAACTGAATTTAACAGATGAACAAATTGACAAAGTAATGAGCTTACATGGCGCCTATGTTGAAAACTCAAAGTCCAAGATTGACGAGCTGAACAAAACTAATGAGTCTTTGCAGTCGCAGATTGCAGAGCGTGACAAGGATTTAAAAACACTCAAAAAGCAAGCAGGCGATAATGAAGAACTCACTAATCAGTTCAAAGAGTTACAGAGCAAATACAAGCAAGACACCGAGAATTTAACTAAGGAATTGCAACAAACCAAGCTCAATAGCGCAGTCGACAGTGCATTGGGCAAGGCAAAGGTACGTAATACCAAGGCTGCTAAGGCTCTGCTGAATATGGACGATATACAGCTCAACGACAAAGGCGAACTTGAAGGCTTAGACGATCAAATTAGTTCATTACAGAAATCAGATGGCTATCTATTTGATCAAGGTAGTAAGGAACCGTATCAACCACAAGGTGGTGGAGCTAAGACAGACCCTGATCCTATAGCGGCCATGACTAATATTTTCAAAGGAGAATAAAAGTAAATGGAAGCAATAGTTAATTATGCAGACAAGTATCAAAAAGCAGTTCAACAAGGATTTTATGATGGTCACTTATTTACCAGTGATCTATGGTTATCTCCATCTAATAAATTAATTGATTTTGATGGGGCAAAACATATTAAAATACCTAGACTAACAATTCTAGAAGGTCGAAAAGACAGAAAAAGACGTGAGATTACAGACATTAAAGCTAATTATAGCAACGATTGGGACAGTTATGAACTAACTAATGAGCGTTATTGGGACACTTTGGTTGATCCTAGTGATGTGAATGAAACGAACTATGCAGTTACAATTGCGAACATCACTCGTCAATTTAATTTGGACGAGAAAATGCCCGAGATGGATAAGTACATGTTTAGTAAGCTGTTTTTAGAAAAGCAAACAAAGGATGGTGGCAAAGGTATTACTACTGACACTTTGGACGAAAAGAACATTCTAACTGCTTTTGATAATATGATGACCGACTTTGATGAGGCTCGAATTCCTAGCCAAGGCAGATTTCTTTATGTAACAACTAAAATTAATGCAATGTTGAAGAGAGCAGAAACCATCAATAGAAGTTTAGTATTAAAAGATCCTAACAATATTAATCGTTCTGTTCACAGCTTAGATGATGTATCAATTATTGTTGTGCCAACTGATTTAATGCAAACAGCGTACGACTTTACGGTAGGTGCCAAAACCATCGATAATTCTAAGCAAATTGATATGATGCTGATTAGTAATGGGGTTCAAATTGCACCAGAAAAATATAATTTTGTTGGCTTTGATGACCCAATGGCAATTAACAGCGGGAACTGTCTCTACTACGAAAGTTCATATAATGATGTCTTATTGCTAAACACTAAGACAGCCGGTATTCAGTTTGTAATTTCAGATAAAACAGCTCCGCAAGCACCATCAACTAAGACAGCAAGCAAAAGTGGGAAGTAAAAATGAACGATGAAAGAAAAAAGGAGATTAAAGATAAGGTCGCCCAATTATTGGGTGACAAATCAAATAATGATCTGATAGATTTCAGTTTAAACAGAGTAATTCAAGCAGTTGCCAATTTTACCAATATTCCAGTAGAAGACCTGCCACCAGAAATAGACAGCACTATTACGGCAATGTGTTTGCAGTTAATTCAGTCGCACAGCTGGACTAGTAATGATACCGTTAATTCAATTAGTGAAG